ACAACAGCCGGGCCATCAGCTCGGCGTACTGCACTTGTGCCGACGCCAGCGAAAAGCTCACAGCCCCGATGGCGGCAATATCAGAGCGTTGCACCTGTGCAGTTGCGCTGAACGCGGCCATCGCGCGCATGAATGAGGCCTCGGCGCTTTGCACCTGTCCGCTGGCCATGGTCGAGGGCACGTTCAACCCACCAAACACATAACTCCGCTGCACCTGGCTACTGGCGACGGACCCGTCAAGCGCCCGGCTTGTGGTCCCCGACTGGCTCTGCACCTGACTGCTTGCCTGAGCGCTCCCAAGGGCTCGATCCGCCGCCATGGATGCGCCTTGCACCTGGCTCGATGCCGCGGTAAGGGCAATCGCCCGGGCAGTGGCACCGGCTGCGCCTTGCACTTGCGATGCGGCTCCGACAGAGCCCAGCGCCAGCGCGCATGCACCAGAGCTCGATTGAACTTGCGACGTGGAGCAGACGCCGGCAGATTGAAAGGCCGCTATCAGGCTCTGAACCTGCGCCGTCGCCGTGCTGGCGTTCACCGTGCGAACAGCGGCTACAGCAGCGCCCTGCACCTGTGACGATGCGCCAGAACTCGCCAGCGCGCGGCCGGTTGTGATTGCGCTGGATTGAACCTGCGACGATGCACCTGTGCTGGACAGCGCCAGCGCAGTCGCCGCCGCCGCTCCTTGAACTTGGGATGATGCACCGGTAGAGGCCAGCGCCCGGGCCAGTGCGGCAGCGGACGATTGAACCTGCGACGACGCAACAGTCAGGCCCAGCGCCCGGTCCGCGGTAACGCTGGACGATTGAACCTGTGAAGAGGATCCACTCGATGCCAGAGCCAGGGCGGTCGCAGCCGCAGCGCCCTGCACCTGGCTTGACGTGCAGGAGCAGGAAACGGTACGCGCAGCCGTCGCTGCGGCGCCTTGAACCTGTGACGACGCAACGCTGCATGAAATGCTCGGCGCCGCTGGCCCATTCAGGGCCGCGGCATTGAGAGCGGAGCCGTTCAGCAGCATGGCCTACCCGGTTTAGTAGCCGCTGACAGCCTTGAGCACGCTATGCGTGAAGCTGGAACAACTAACCACAGTACCCGCGGTGAAGGCTCCGATGGTCAAATTGCAGCCCGACGCGCCAGCCGACACATCCATGACAACCGTCGTACCGTCAGACTTGAAGATGCGCGCAAAGGTCGGCGTGATGCCTGCCACAGCCGTACCCGATGCGATGGCGTTGGCCGTCAGCACGCCGGCTGATGCCGCAGGGAAGGCGGTCGCGCCAAAAGTCAGGGTCACGCCCAGCGTGTTGCCAGAAAGCGCAGTGTCCGCGGTCGCCGGCTGTGTTCCGTCATAAACTTTGATCAAGCCTGAATTGCACAGCGCAGCCAGTGCGGCAGCTTCGGCGTTGGCGGTTGCGTCCGAGAGTTTTGTTAAAAGTGCCATGGGTGGTTCTCCTGATTACTGGGCTTGAGCGGCGCGAGCAACATTGGGGTTGCTTTGCGATGTCGGAGCCACCGCCAGCGTGGCTTTGATCTCGATGCCAAGGGTGTTGGCAAAGACGGCGTAGTGAGCCTGGGCGCGCGCCGCGTTGCCGGCGTAATCCGCATCCTTGGAATAGGCGCGGTACAGCATGTAGTCGACCAGTGCGTTCGCGTAGATGTCAGGCACCGAGATCGTCCCCACCACAGTCGAAGCGCTGCTGGTGTTGTCGTTGGTTGCATCAGCCGGCAGCGAGGCGCCGTCGGCCGGGATGGCAATGTCGGTTGGGTTGCTGGAATAAACGATGTCCAGTTTGGCTGCAGTCGTGGCCGGAGGGTAGACGTAAAAGACCTTGGGATCCCGCGGGTCGTACATGTAGTGCAGGATCTCTGCCACGCCGGTCAGGGTGTGCCAACTGGGCGAACCGGCGTCCAGGATCTCGCGGTTGGTCAGACGCACCGCGCGGCCGCCAGCGGTGGTGTTGGACGGGTTGTTGCGCAGCACCTCGATCAGCTTGGTGCCAGCCGCTGGAATGCTTTGCTTGGTGCCGGCCACGCAAGTGATGTTGGCGTTGGTGGACATTGCATCCGGCCGGTACAGCACGATTTCGCGCTGACCATCATTGAGGTAGCGCACAAACTCGCGCAGCGGCCAGCGGATGGAGGTGTTGTCCTGACTGGTATCAACCGCGCGACGGATAAGAGATTGGGCATAGATGGTCATGGAGCGCTCCAGAAATGAAGAAACCCACCGCAGTGGGTGGGTTTAGAAGCCGAAGGCCCGAGGGCGAACGGTGATGGTGCCAGGCACACGGTCGTGCGCCTCTTCGATGCGGGCTTTGGTTATGCCGTCGTCGAACTTGGTCTGGTAATACGCGCCAAGTTGTGGGTTCGACCAGACTTGACCAGGGATCAGCATGGCGCGCGACTTGGCGCCAGACGCAATCACATCGGCATGACGCTGACCCAGAAAATCGGGCAGTGTTGTGCAGGTGAGGGTCGGCACGTAGGCGGCGCGAATAACCAACGAGCCAGAGCTGTTGGATGGAATCGGAAAGATGCGGATCGTGCCGCGCTCTGCAGCCGCGTTGTAAAAGACCGGCTCATTGCTGTGGGCCGACAGCCAGTTCGGCAGGCCCTCGGCAAGCGCCGCCATGGTTTTTGGCTCCAGGCGCCGGTTGTTCATCCAGACATCACGCACCGTGTATGCAAATGCGCCCTGAGGCGTGTCGATGTCGTAGTCCGAGGTTTCATCAACCAGTGGCGTCGGATCCTGGATCTCGGTCCAGGCCAGCGTCTCACGGCAAAAATCAATTGCGGCCATGCGTACAGCCGACCGCAGTGTTGGATCAGGGCAGCCAATCACTTCCGGTAGAACGTATTCAAAGAAGTCGTCAAGCTTCATGGTTGACTGCCTGCTCGCTTAGGCCGGTTGGCAGGTCAGGGCGAAGCGCGGCTTCTTGTGCTCGGCACCGTCCTTGTAGGTCACATAGACCGCATCGCGCAGAACCTGCGCCACTTCAGTTGGGATCTTCACTGGCGCGTTGCGCTTGATGAGACGGCCGAAGTTGTTGTGACCGATAAAGACGTCGTTGTCGCCGCCGTCTTCTTGGCCGGAGTGGATCGTGACAATCTCCATGGAACCGGAGAAGCCCTCGCTGGGGATCTCGACTGTTGAAGCCATGGGCGTGGCTGGCGCCGACGGCGCCTCATCGAGCGTGCTGATCTGGGAACTTGCTTTCGACATGGTGGTTACCTCAAACAGAAAAGGCCCCGAAGGGCCAAAAAAAAGCCCCTCGCAAGGGGCTTGCATCTACGACTGGCTTACAGCGAAGCCGGAAGCACAGAGACGTCGTAGTAGGTGGCAGTCACATCGGTCGCATCAAGCGCCGTAGTGGCCGGGTTGAAGGTCGCGGCATTGGCCAGGGCAATCTTGATGACGCCAATGGCCGTGTAGCCAGCGGGCTCCACAGGCAGACCACCGGCACCGGTCAACACCTTCGACAAGTCGTTCGGGTTGGTCAGCGACTGGCCGGCGTAGTTACCTTGCACGACAGCGACGTTGCCCGATGCGTCCAGGCAGACCAGATAGAACACCGTAGTGCCAACCGGTTGCGTGTACTTGGCAGGGTAGTTGGCCACCAGGTCGCCGAAGCAACCATGGGTGATGGTGATAGCCTGAGCCGACAAGGCGGCATGGCTGTACATGACGCCACCGATGGAGTACACGATGGTGCCTGTGCTCTTGATGGTTGCAGCACTGCCGGCATTGATGGCCAGGGTGGCTTTCACCATGCAGCGATCGCCCAAGAGTTTGGCGACTTCAGCGGATTTGATGTTGGAGAGAGATGACATGATGTTCTTTCGTTACGTTGTCACGAGGGTTGAAGGTGCCTGTCAGGCGGTGGTAGTCAGGGCCGCTGCGTTGCAGGTTGCGGCGTAGTTGGTGTCGGTAACACCGCCGTCTGCGTCGAGCTTGGCGTTCGTGGCCGCGATAGCAGTCTTGAGCGCAGTCATGTCGACCAGAACAGCCTGGAGCAGTTTGGCCAGCTCAGTACCGTTTTTCGACGGGGTCAGGCAGTTGGTTGAAGAGTTGATGCTAGGCATGATTTGTTTCCTTCTAAAGGGCAAAAGTTACGTTGTCACTGAGCCCTTTCGGGCATGAAAAAAGCCCCGGGCATCGCTACCAGGGGCTCTTCAGATTGGCCTTGATTAGGCTGTTGCGCCGCACTCGACGCGAACCATGAAGGCGTCATTCAGGATGACGGCGGTCTGCATGGTCTTCCAACCCACGGTGGCGCGCTGGGCCAGCGGATCTGAATCCGAAGGCTTGGCGTTGGTCACCATCGGGATGGCAGCGTACTGGCCCTTCAAGGCCACAATGCCGTAGGCGTCGCGACCCAGGTACAGCACCGGATACACGTCGGCGTAAGTGCCGCCAGTCGAGAGCATGGCGCCCTTGGCCGCGGTTTGCGCCTGACCACCCACGCCACTGACCCACGGCGAGAAGATCGTGCTCGACAGGTAGCGAACATCGTCCACTTTGCCCAGCTCGTTTTCCCACGGCGTGATCGAGCCGTACCGTTCCGCCGGAGTGAAACCGGTCATTGCGCGCACATCGGCTTCCAGGTCCGGGTGGATCAGACCGATGAAGCCCGGGCTGACGTTTTCCGTACCGTAGGACGGCGTGCTGCGAACGATCGTGCTGATCGGGCGAGCGTTCTGGCGCTTGAGTGCGCGAACAGCCTTGCGCTGGATGGCAGTCGTCAGAGCCGTGTTGACATCAGTACGGGCTGTGCCATTGGCATAGACCACATTGGTGCCGGCAATGACCACGCCAGCGCGCATCTTCTCGATCATCTGCGCGGCTTGCTCGCCCAGCAGGTTGACCGCTTCGTTGAGCGTCGCATCTTCATGGGTGTCCATGATCACGTCGGAGACTTGCACCAGGCCGCCCATTTGGGACAACGTGGCAGTCACGTCGGTCGTGGTCAAGGCTTGACCAGTGGGCGTAACGCCTTCAGTCAGGGTTGCGGGGGTGTTGCTCAGCGCGCTGTAGCGGCGGAACTTCATCACCTTGGTGGAGTTGCTGGGCAGGGCGTTGGCCTGGCCGAATTTCTCCAGAACGAGGTACGGGAGACCGCGTTTGAGGAGTTCTTTTTCTGCATACGCGGCAGTACGCGGGCTGATATCGCCGTAAACAACTGAGGACATGGTGTTTCCTTAAGATGAAAAAACAAAAGCCTCTTGCGAGGCCCATCAAAAGGAGCGAAATGACTCGATTGCCGTATGCAGACTGTGGCTTTCCCTGGGGGTCTTGCGACTATCCCGAAAGTCCGTCAGCGCGACTGGTGTCGTGCTCCAATAAGTTGCCCAGTGATGACCCCCGCTGGGCAAGGGGGTGAGGTAACCGCCTTACTCGGTACAACCCGAAGGTTGTGAATTTGCTTTACAGCACTTAGGCTGTGGTATGGGTTAGAACTCGTTCCAGGCGTCTTCGTAGCCCTGGGATGCTTTCGGCTTCTCGGGCAGCTTCAAGCCGCGCGAGCGCACGCCTTCAGCAGCGTCAACCGCTTGCTGATCGACTGCATCGGGCTGGGGCGCTGGGTCTGCCTTCGTGGAGTCCTTGTACGCGCTCAACAGTTTGATGATCTGGCGGGAGGTTCCAACCTCGATCGTCTGCATGGCTGAGGCCTTCTGGGTTTCATCCAGGGCGTCGATGTAGGCCTTGAACTCAGGGCTCTGGCCAACATCAATGAAGTCGGGATGCGCGTTCGAGATGGCCTCGAAGTGTTGGCGCTCCCGGTCGCTCTTGATCTCGCCCACGATGCCTGTCAACTTCTGGTCAACCTGGCCAATCTTTTCGTCGGCCGTACTGCGCGCGATCTCGGCGGCCTGGGCTTTGATTAGGACCATCATGGCCTTGCCAAACTCAGGACCAAAGTCGGCCTCCAACTGAGCCATTGCCTGTTCTGCAGTGAGCTCGCCGCTTTGAACTTTCTCGGCCGCCTCTTCCATGGCTTCTGCAGCCGGAGACTCGGCCACCTCTTCTGCCGGGGTGTCGCCATCGGCCGCCACTTCGGCCGGAGATTCAGCAGGCTTGGCTTTGTTCAGTGCATCTTCACGCGCTTTGAGCTCAGCCTCTTTGGCTTTGAGGCGCCCTTCCCACGACTTCTCGCGCTGGATGTCCTTGGGATCGGTGGGGCCGTCGCCTGAAGCATCGCCAGTCGGCTCCAGCACAATGGCCACCGCCGGAGCTCCGCCCTCTTCACCCGCTCCGCCATCGGCACCAGAGTTGGCTGCCTCGGCCTGGGCTTCTGTGGGAGATTCGGTAGACTCATCCTGGCCGCCGTCGCCTTCGGCTTGTTCAGCCGGAGAGCTCAAGCCAAAGGCTTCGTCTTCGGTCTGCTCAGTCTGGACCGGCTCTGCTCCGTGGAATGCGGCCGCGAAGTCATCGTGTTCCTTTTGGGACGTTTCATTGGTTGCCATGGGGTTTCCTTTCACTGGCTTTCTAGCCGGTGAAGCCGGCCAACTGTCCTGCGTAAACAGGGGCTGATCAAATCTTTGGGATGTCCACGCCGTCATCGGCAAAGACTGCGCGTAGCGCGGAGACCTGCTGCAACGCGGACTGCGTGCGGATCAGGTCTTCTGGTTTCACGTGAATCAGGTCCAGGCAATAGCTGGCAGACAGGGCGTCAAGCATCTCAATCGCCTGGGCCGATGCTGCACTACCGGCATAGGCACGCATGGTCGCGCTGGCTTCCACAAGATTCTTGTGAGCGATCTCCGTCACGCCCAAATGCATCATTCGATGGCCGGCGTTTCAATGCCAGCATGCACGCCAACCCGGCCCGTCTGTGGTTCTGCTACCGGAGCTGCTGCGGGACTGGGCATGGCTTGCACATTCCCGGTGGCCGGAGCCATGGGGTCGGTGTTCTCCGGCATTTGCGCCATGTTTACCGGATCCTGATCCGGGTTGCCCTGCACACTGGGTTGCATCAAGTCGCCAATCGCGGGTTGTGGCGTCGCGTCCTGCCAGCCCGAGCTGCGCAGAATCTCGTCGCCAGCCGGCGCAATGTGCGGGCTCTGAGTAGCAACACCGCCAGCTTGCAGCGCCGCAAAGACGCTTGCCACCTTGCTCTCGGTGACCTTGGATAGAATCAATTGAACTTCGGCTGAAGCTTTTTCAGCCTGGCTGGTCAAGAGGGCAACCTTCTTTTCCAGCTCTGCCAGCACCAGCTGCGCCTGGGCCTGGGTCAGCTTCTGCTGCGCCTGGGCCAGCTCGTTGTTGGTTTCTGCTGCGACCTCATCCTCGGTCTTGACCACATCGGACAGCTCGTGCGCCTCGGCGCGCTGCCGGAGCAGATTTGCACGCTTGATGAATGGGGCGTCCATGGGGTTGGCCACCATGGCACTGAACTGATCGAGCTGCTGCGCCCTGACCTCGCGCGCCACCAGGCTTGCTGAACCCGTGGCCTGGACATCAAAGTCACCCTTGATCCCTTGGTCCGGATTGAATTGCATGTTCCACCGGTACAAGCCGTGGAAAAAGCTCTCCGTGATGCCGTCGTCCCAGTTGCCGATCTGGTCCTTGACCATGATATTGACGGCGCCCATCAGCATGGACATGCCGCTGGATGTTCCAGCAGCACCAGAGTTGACATTCTCGCCTGTCATGTAGCGCGGCAGCGCTGACACCTCGTCGCAGTTGTCCTCAAAGCGATCCGCAATGCCGGAGAGCTCGTCCAGCTTGGACGGGATGTCGATGACTCTGACCGCCGTTTGAGTCGGGTTGGTGGCGTTGCGAAGGAACACCTTCCAGGGCTCAATCTCAGTGCCCTGCTCCATGTTGGACAGCAGCTGCGTCGCCAGTTCGACCATGACGCCCGCGGTGATCGCGCCGTTGTCAAGGATCAGCCGATGCGCCGCATTGATATTGGTCTGGTCGTCACGCATGACGGTGGCCAGGCCCTCGGCAAAGATCGAGGTTTCGTCCTTGTCAAAGTAGTACAGGTGATACGGCCAGGTCACGCCGTTGATCGGCTGCAGCACAGCCTTGATGATGGTTCCGTTGGGCAACAGCCAGATGTTGCTGAAGAAGCTCTCGTAAATGCGCTCGGGTGCAATCTTCAGGCCGCAATTCTTGAGATCCTGCCCAGTCACCCAGCCCCAGCGCTCCAGCACCTCATACTTGCCATCAGTTCCGCCCTGGTTTGCAGTGCGATCACCAATGATCTTGAGCTCGTTGTCGATGTATCTCGGCGTCACCTCGCCATTCGGGTGCGACTTGATGTACTCGATGATCTTGGCGGAGTTAAACGTCTTGCGCGTCGCCAGTTCCGCCATGTCCGCGTGCGTCATGTGGTGACGCTCGTAGGTGTAACGGCACTTGGACAGCTCGTTGGAGCCCATGTCCGGATAAAAGCGCCACACCGGCACAAAGTCGATGAACGGAACGATGTACTCTTCGCTCTTCTCGACCCACTTGCCGTTCTCATGGACAAAGGTGGAGCGAACACGCTTCTCCACCAGCGGACCCTTCAGGATGCCGGTGCCAAACAGGTGGCCACTGTGAGCGACCTCTTTGCAAACCTTTTTGTATTTGATCTCGGCCAGCTGATCCTCGATCACCTTGGCCATCTTCTTGGCCGCTTGCTTGCAGATCTCCAGCAAGGCAGCGTCGATCTGCTCCTTGCTGGGTTGCGGCGGCTTGGCTGGGAGCTGTGGCTGGCCTGGCTGCTGCGCCTGAGCTGCCTGGCTAAGCAGCATCTTTGTCAGCATCTCTGTCACCGTCTTGCGCACCTCTTTCGGCACGCTTGGGATCGGCGTTTCCTTGATGTTCCAGTTCTTGGTCGTCCCCATTGGGAACAACAAGTCCTCGACCCGGGCATCCAGCGTCTTGATCTTGACACGGGTCTTGCGCACAAAGGTCTTCGAGCGCTTGGGACCGATCTTGGCCAGCACTTCAGGGTCGTACATCCCCTTGAACTGGCGCAGATCCTTCAGGAATCGCTCTTCAGTCGGGCGCTTGGCGCGCTCGGCTTCGGCGAATTCCATCAATAAACGAGGGCCGAGTGCCTCCAACACGACCTGGCCTGCGTCTGTCTTGTCAGGCTGGCTGAAGGCCTCCTGGGCCGCCAGCGCGAATTGGAGGTCTTCGCTCATTGTTTAGGCTTTCTTGCCTTTGGCTGCCGTGCTGTCGATCAGCGGGCCTGCGACCACGCCACGACCCTCCGGCGCAGGAGCACTGGCGACGCCTTTGACCGATGCATCAGCAGCGCGCATCTTGTTGATGATGCCGACGCGGGCTTGGCTGGCAGCTGGCGCGGCCGGAGCAGCAGGCGCAGCAGGCGCTGCTGGTGCGGGAGTCGGGTCCACCTTGGGCGGCGCCTTGGCCAGGTCGGTCGTGTACTTCTTGCCGTGCCAGACAAACGTGGCCTGGCCAGCCTTGCGCGCTGTGGCAAACGCAACCTTGAAGTCAGCGGGTTCAGCAGGCGCAGCAGGCGCCGGCATGTCATCAGGGCTCTTCTCGGGCGCATTGAAGGCATCCGAGAACTGTTTGGCCTCGGCGTCGCGCTCGTTCTGGTACGCCTCCTTGACGGCGTTCACAGCTGGTGCAGCGGGCTCAGCAGCAGGCGCCACCACGTCCGCCGCACTCGCAGCAGGAGCTTCACCAGGGCCGTTGTCAGCCCATGCGTCTTCATATGATTTGTCCATTGTTGGCTCCTTAATAGCCGGCGTCGGTCGCCGCAGATGTCGATCGGGTGGACCGTGGTCCATTGAGAACAGTCCGCTGGGCAACAGGCTCGGCGAACGTGAGTGACAGTGCATCGCCACCGTCGGGCGACCTGACCTGGCGCTTGGCCATGTCTTCTTTCTTCTCCAGCAACTTGCGGCCGTTGCTGCTGATCTTTGGCTGTGGAGCCGTCAAGTCACTGATCAATGCAGCGTTGTTCGGAATCCGGCACGGCTGGTCAGCAAACCAATCTCTCATGGTCCACCACATCTCGGCCCGCTTGTTCTCGAAGCGCTCGGCATCTGTCGCGCGGTTGGCGTTGTTGACGCCGATCACCGGGAATCCCAACTCGATCAGTCGGTCGTACACGCCAGCACCCAGGCCGCCCTTGTCGATGAACATGCCATCGGGCTCCATGTCGCGCCAATACTCAGCCAGCTTGCCCGCAATTTGCATCGTGTCCAGGCCGTTGTGGTATTCAATCCTGAGACAAACCCGGCCGCGCCTGAAGGCGAACGATGTTCTATCAGCGTCGTTGACGCCATCTCCCGCAGGATCGCAACCGATCACCAGCGGCGCGCTCATGTCCAGGTACTTGCTGTTGACCGCGGCCATGACGTTGGTCGGGCTGATCAATGGGTTCGTCGTGCTAGTCTGAAATGCTTCTGCTGCACAACAGGGATACTCCTGCATGAACAGCCACTCGAAGCCGTCGCCATAGGAGCTCAACTTGTTCCTGCGCCACTGCAGCTGCTCGTTGTCCAGGCCGTAAGCGTTGACCAGCTCCAGCTCAGCGTCGGTCCTGACAAAGTCAACAGGAACTGTCGCCCGGTACTCTGTGGACCAAAACCATGGGATAAAGATTGCGAGGTACTCGCCGCGGCCTGCTTCAGCCTCTTGCCAAAGTGCATGGAAAGCGTTGCCAATCCCGTTGGCCGTGCTCTCGATAATGATTTCAGACCCAGCCACATCAGGTACAACCTGGCCCAGGCCGGCCATGTGCTTCTGGCCATTGCTCCAGAAACCGAATTCTGAGAGGTGAGCAAGCTGCGCAGTCATGCCGCGCGCCACGTCCTCAGTTCCCGCGGTCGCTAGAGAATACTTGGAACCAATCTGGCCAAACACCAGCTCAATCGCATTGGATGCGTCTGTGGGAACCGGCAGCGGGTTGTGTTTGTGGAACAGCTTGACCATGTCAAACAGCCCACCAGTGCTCTTCTGCTGGTGTGCAACGATCAGGGTCTTGCGTCCGAAGTTTGTAGTTGTCTTGTGGTAGTAGCGACCGCCTACGTAAGATGAAACCCCTTGCTGTCTGCCCTTCAAAACCAGCGCGCGAACCTTACCGGTTTCCTTGAGCTGAGCCTCAAGGCGCTCATGCAAATACTGTTGCGGCCGATTTAGCAAGAACGGTTGGATCTTGCCCTCCTTGGTCGCGATCTTCAGGCAGTTGGCGCTGAACGTCTCAAAGCTCTCTGCCAGTTTGGCAAAGCCTGCAAGTTCTACTGGATCCATCAGGATTCAGCTTTACCAATTGAGCGCAGCATGTCGGCATACGCAGCCTTCTCACTCTCAACATCATCCAAGCCAAAGGCTTTGCGCTCTTGCTCTATCAGAGTCTTGCTGGCGCCCACAAGATTACCAACCGCTTGAACATAAACAGCCGCCTCGCGAATATCAGCAACAGTCTGACCAACATCCTTGAGCTTTGCGCGCGCATCTCTGACGTCGTTTCCAAGATCGCTGAGCATTCCCTTGTGACTGCGAATCACTTGCAAATTGATCTCGACAGCAACAGCAACAGTCTCTGTTACGCTTTTTTGTTGTTCTGTTACGGATTCTTGTAACAGGGCGGCATCGGTTTCTTGTTTGATGCGCTCGCGCAGATCCTTCTTCCAGCTCTTCTCTTTGGCCTTGCGGCTGATGTTGGCGTATGAAGTGTTGTGCTTCGCCTCAAGCTCACGCAGGCTGAACTTTCCAGTCCGGAAGTCGCGCTCAATCGCTTCCCAGTCTGGGCGTTTCTTCTTTGCGGCAACCATATCAAACCTTCTCTCGAA